GTTTTATGGGAGCCAATGCTCCCAGAAACACAGAAGTCATTTATGTACTTCTGATTTAAGCCAGGTTAAATCGTTATGAACTCTTAGACCTTGTTCATAAAACTATCGTTCTTCAAATGCCTAAACGACGGTAATCCACTTTGTGGAGCCCGTGTCCTCTGGTAAGAGGGACGAAAATTTGAATATCTCTTTTGAGATGTGTGTAATTTACTTGTTATTAAAAACTTTAAAAATTTATAAAAATATACATATTATGTGTTTGCATATTTCTTGTAGGAGAAACTTTTGATATCTTGTTAATGCTGTTCTCAGCTATTGCGGACTGTGGGAGGTCCAACATGTAGCGGGAAAACAGAAATAACTTGAGTTATTTAGTTTCGTGGATAATTGAGTACCGGAGTACTTTGTATCGCCTGGGGCTTCCTTTGGAAGCACCCGAGAAACGTATCTTTTGCTGAGGCAACAGGCCCAATGGGGGCTGTAGAAAGCACGAGATTAATTTAAGTGTAGTATATAGTAGCTTATGAACGTGCACGCACGCCAATGAGACAGGCATACTACCGGGAAAGTAACAAAGTCCTGAAGAGGAATCGTATTAATAAGTGTGCGATTCTTGTACTTTAAAATTTATATCGAGAGACGAGTTGTTCCAGTGTCGCAGTCATAGATATAGATCTGTTTGCTCAAACAGTTACTTATATAGACCACGGGTATTGCATAATCAGAAATGCTATTAATCCCCACGACTTTCTGCAGAACGTCGATAAACATAGTTAACAGCAATATTTAATACCCAATTTTTTCCCACCAATGCACTTCATTTCCCAAACAATGCCAATTATAATTTAATCATGACGAATAAAAATAAGCAACATAGTAAAAAGAACAATGGACGTGTACATAATTCTAGAACAGCCAACGGTGTGCTTAGCACACAGAGCAGTGGTACTAGGAACCATAGTGGTAATAAGAAAAGAGGGCCATTTCAATCGCCACAGCCAGTGCGCGTCAAAGTGTCTAAACATACCGATTATCGCATGCGCGGTGATTGGACAGAACACGACGTTCACCACAGTGAACGAGAAATTGTCCCCCATATTGAACATTTTGTTAAGCAACATCGACGTATGCCTCGTATTGAAGAGGTCACTGCTCTATTCAATTCTTTGCAATGCCCCAGTTATGAAGCGCATGCTTCAAATCCAGGAAATATAGAATGGGATAAGATGCAGGAAGTTTATCTTAAATTTATCACCGAAGTCAAACAGAAGAAAGTGATGCCAGACCAAGTGTTGAACTTGGTGGAAGATATTTTCGCAACTTTTTGGTTGTTAGGAAAAGCTACATGCGTTGCGGATGTCACGATGCTGTTAATGTTATTCACGAAAGCCACTTTACGGCCTTCCGAATCATTTAGTGGTATGTTAGCTACATTAGTGACAGAACACATTATGCCTAATAATGAACAAGCGGACGTTCCCAAAATGGAAGCACATTCCGGTTGGGAGCCTGCTAATTTATTACATGCTTGGCGCCAAGGTGTTCAAAATCCATTATTTGAGAAGTTGTCTTTTATTATTTCTTTTTTAGTGACGGCCGGTTTGGTTAAGGAACGCCTATTTACCTTGGGTTCGTTCGAAGTATTTAAGGCAGAAGCTTTAAGCACCCGTTTGGGGTGTACAGACATAGTTGATGGACTTTTATCAACCATCATTTTCTTTTTTGAGAAAGGATACGCTTGTTTTAGCACATGTAGTTTGCATCCATTGTGGAGTGCGACGAGTGAATCTAATGAAATGGATGATGATATTGCTTTTTTAACGGCAAATATTGGTAATGTCAAAAATGGTAACTTGTATCTCCGTACAGGAGTGTCTGACAATAAGTATCAAGACATATTGGATAAAGCGAGGGAAAAGATTAAACATTTTATAAATTCAGCTCCTAATACTACATTGCGCGCGATGATGATTAATAAGCGGATTCTTCTAGATAAATTGTATACTGAATATAACAATTACATTGCTAGTTCAGGTATGCGAGAAGCACCTTTCTGCTTTTGTTTGTATGGGAAATCTTCTGTTGGAAAATCATCACTAACATCTATATTGTTAACTGCTTTGCTTAAAATAAATGGTTTCGAAAGTTCCGATGATTTTATTTGTAACGTTCAGGACACTGATAAGTTTATGTCCACATACCGAACGAAAGTTACTGGTGTTATTTTAGATGATATGTGTAATACTCGTGCAGCAAACGCACAGGTCAATCCTACAGCGCGCATAATCGAAATGATGAATAATGTTCGCGTGTATGCAAACATGGCAGAAGCAGACCGCAAAGGATCTACCTTTGTGCAACCTAAAATTGTGGCTATCACTACTAATAGTAATACGCTAGATGCGGGATTTTGGTCTGTAGAACCGGTATCGGTTTTGCGAAGATTGAATGTGCAAATCGTAGTTAAGGTTAAGTCGCAATATGCCACTTCGGGAAAATTGGATTCAAATAAAGTGTTATTGAATTACCCCAATCCAGAAGAAATAATCAAAGATTTGTGGGATTTAGAAATACGTTACTTAGAACCATTACCACCGTCGAATGCTGAACAAACGGCAGAAAATTGGACATGGCGCACTTTCGTTACTGAAGATGGTAAGAAAATGCAGAATGTTAGTGTTTTTGAGGCTTTAAAATTTTTAGGCCCCATGACAAAAAACCATTTTGATAACCAGCGCCGGTTAGTAAGTGATTTTACCAATTTCGGAGACAAGTATACTGTATGTCCTGAGTGTTATTCTATAAACGCGCAGTGTAAGTGTGTAAAGAAGCCCGCGCCAGTAGTGGCTGAAGCTCATTCTATGGAAGTGGTTGAATATTGGTCTATTAAGTGTGGTCAGTACTTGTTTGCCACATTGATGGCTATCGGTTGCACGTTTTTCCGAGAGTTGTCATATGCACTGTTACCTCGTCCTATGGAAGTTTATGCCGTAAAGAAGATGGCTACAAATTTGCTCATTTCTACAGCAAGATATTATGCCTATTCACCCTTTGTGTGGTGGACTGCGTTCATTCCTGATGAAGTGGTACATACAAAAATGTTTTACAGATATTATTACTGGACTTCACGTTGGAGATTTGCTAGGTTTGTTATACGTAGATGGAGTTGGTTGCAATTTATTTTGTTGTTCTTGTTAATGACATGCACTGAAGCCGAAGACACGTACACTAATAAGTTCCAAAAGTATTGTCTTCCACTTGCAATTTTTAATTTTGCTTTGTCGTGTGCAATGTCGCATTGTCGTATTGTTAAGGAATTGGCCGCTCGTCGCGGTGTGGTAGATATTTATCGTAGTATCGCCAACGATAGATTGACTGTTCGAAATGTTGTCCGCGTTGGAGCTATTGCTACTATAGGCACAGGGTTGTTCTTTGTACTCCGTGCTTTGTGGCGTGAAGCCATTCGTCAGTTTGATAGTCAACCACATGCTACTATTAATCCAACAACAGATGAAGAGGTTCAAGAACGCAACAACGAAGCAAATCCGTGGATGCAACGAGTTGATCCCAAGCCAATAAAGATAGGCACGTGTACGACAATGACTTCTAAAGATTTGATGCGTAATATTGAACGCGCCAACTTGGTGTGTTTATCGTATCGCACATCTTTGGAGTCAGAAAGATTTAGTACGAACGGAGTGTATTTGCGCTCCAACATACTAATGATGCCATATCATGTGTGGTTTGATCGTGCCGATATGCGTAAAGAGCCAACCCCCAAGTTGTTGTTTGATATCATTAGGGCAGAAGAGAATGTAAACGGTGGTTGGAAAACTAATGACTTAACTGTGCATTTTGAAAATGTAATACGCATTGGAACTGAAGATATGGTTCTAGTGTATATACCCTCAGGAGGGGTGCGTCCAGATATATTGCCGTGCTTTCCCGAAGAGGATATCAACAATCCAGTTAGTGCATTAGTGTCATACCGTGGCCGTGATGGAGTTCTGCAGCGTTTTAACGCAGAATTAACACCTGGTGATGCATCTTATTTTAATCCTTATGGGTCAGTGATACGTATCAAAGGTGGAATTGCACATTATAATATTCCTACCTTTAAAGGCATGTGTATGGCAACACTTGTGGCAGAACATTTTCCACCTTTTATATGTGGATTTCATTTAGCCGGTAGCACTGGTAACCCAGTAGGCAGTGTATGTTCCGTTAATAGAAAAACCTTGCAAATTGCATTGGATGAATTGAGAACATGTCCAGGATATGTTGAAGCACATTCTAGTGGTGATCTTAAAACCAAAGTTATGGGTAAGGACATTACGCTAGTTCCAACTATAGATATTAAGTCTCCAATTAGTTACATGGAATACTATAACGCAGATGTTTATGGATCTTGTGGAGGAGGAACTTCACCTACCACGAAAGTAGTAGACAGTTTAATTGCTCCTATACTGACCAAGAATTATAATATAGCTCAACAATGGGCTGGTCCCAAGTATCGACCGGAAGGAAAGAAATATAAACCATGGTATGATACATTAATTCATCTCGTTGAACCACGCAATAAACTAGATCCGCATTTATTGGAAGCGGCGCGTCTGGATTATGTTAATGGCTTTTTGCCATCAATGTTGTTGCCATCGTTAAGAAGTTATTTGCGCATTTTAACTATAGATGAAATTGTTAATGGTATTCCCAATGTGAGATTTATTGATGGGTTAAATATGAGTACTTCTATGGGCTTTCCTTTTACGGGTCCGAAGAGCAATTATATTGTCGATATGTATCCACCGCCTAATGAACATGGTCAATTGATACGGAAATTTGTACCGTCTCTTAATATGGAAGCCGAGATAGCGGCTTGTGAGAAGGAGTATTTAGCGGGACATAGATGTCATCATATATTTAAGGCATGTTTGAAGGATGAACCCACGAAGAAAACTAAAGACAAAGTAAGAGTGTTTGAGGCAGCTCCTATTCTATTGCAGATGCTTATTAGGAAATACTACTTACCTGTCATTCGCTTTATGTCGATGGTTCCCACAATTTCAGAATGTGCCGTCGGTATTAATTGTTATGGAACCGAGTGGGCAGAGTTGCACGAACATGTGGTGGCCTTTGGGGATGGAAATATCCTTGCAGGTGACTATTCAAAGTGGGATTTACGTTTACCCGCACAATTAGTCATGGTCGCCTTTGATATTATGATGCGTTTAGCGCAAATGTCTGGTAATTATACGCAGGAGGATCTTATGATAATGCGTGGTATAGCTACAGATGTAGCATATCCAGTAGTTGCTTATAATGGAACGTTATTGGAACTACACGGGTCTAACCCTTCAGGTCAGAATTTAACAGCGCATCTGAATAGTGTATGTAACTCTATTCTTTTGCGCATGGGGTTCATACATATCACGGGCATTAAAACGTGTTTCCGGAAGTATGTCCATGCTTTTACTTATGGTGATGACTTGATTAGTGGTGTACAAGAAGAAGTTAAACACTTCAACCATTTATCGTATGCTGCATTCTTAAGTGAGATGGATATCGAATTTACAATGCCGGACAAAGTGAGTAAAGCGTCTGAATTTTTGCATATTACTGAAACCGATTTCTTAAAACGGAAAAGTGTTTTTAATAATGACATGATGCGGTACGTGGGGAAGTTGGATATAGAATCCATTCACAAGTCCTTGATGAATCAAAAGAAGACTCATAAGGAAAACCTCAAAGCAGCAATGAAATCGACCATTCAGAGTGCATTACATGAATTGGTGTTGCACGGGAAACAAGAATATGAAACACACGTAGGTATGTTAACTCATGCGTGTCACGAAATCGGATTAGTCATTTCAGAACTATCATGGACGTACGAAGAAAGAGTTGCCAATTGGCATCTCAAGTACACTCCTAATATTTCCGATTTATCTTTCCTCCCCAGTCCCATTCAGGAGGAAATTCGGAAAAAACAAGCGGCCAATTGGGTCCCCGTTGTTGGTTCAGTGCCAGATAACGTCGGTGTTTTTGAAGTATAACAACGTTTCTGGAAAAACCCGTGGGCATGGGTAGGCCTCTGTATATATATTGATTACTCTATAGTGCGATAGTGCTTGTATATATTGTCAATACGCAGCGTGCACTAGCTGTAAGACTCCCCATAATGAGTGTAAATGGGATTTGTGTGTTTCACTTGAAAATAATAATAAAAATAAAAATATGTGTTGGTACATTTTTTCCAACCCCTTAGCACAGGGATATAGTGCAGGTATGGATTTACCGAAATTTGAATCACATAGTGCGGTTCCTATTGACATGAATTTGTCAACTGGCACTAGTGAAACGACGAATACGGCCCTGAAATTTGCAGAAGGCTTACCCGGTGCATCGGTGTCTTACACTCCTAGCAGAGACGAGACATTCGAATTATTGCACAATGAAGAAATTGGGCTACACGATTTGTTATCCCGCCCTCAAAAGATTGCAGCCGTCGATTGGCAAATAGGCACTTCACTGACAATACCCGGTGGGGAAATATCTATTTTAGCAGCTCTGCTTAAAACAAAGCGAGTTGTAAATCGGATAAATAATTTCCGTTATTTAAACGCGACAGTACATGTTCGCGTGGTAGTATCTGGAGTTCCCCAACATTATGGTATGGGAATGGTTGCTATGAATCCTTGGTACAATACGGATTATACGAATTTTGAGAAGGGAGGAAATACAGGTCCCACGTTTAATCAACAAGTCCAATTGCCGCACGTGTTTATTGATCCATCCACTTCCACTGGAGGTGATTTGAGCATGCCATTGATATTGCCAACGAATGCATTGCACTTGTATGACGAGGAGTCTGTTAACAATGCAGTTGCATTGAGTGTTATGTCTTTTACAACATTGCAGACTGTGTCAAATACAGATACACCAGTCGCCATTGCAATATGGGCTTGGTTGAGTGACGTTGTGTTAACTAATCCAACATCAGAAAATTTACCATATTTACAGGCGCAATCCAGCGATGAGTATGGTAAACCAACAGTATCCAAAACCGCATCAACGTTGGCCAAATGGTCGGACTATTTTTCCACAGTTCCCATCATAGGGTCATACGCACGTGCTTCTAGCATGGTGTTAGATACTACGGCTAAGATTGCTGAATTGTTTGGATATTCACGCCCGACTTCTAATAAAGTAGAAATGCGGTTACAAAACACGCCTTTGGGTAATCTCACCCATTATAATTTTGAGGACTCGTGCGTCAAATTGACTATGGATGCTAAGAATGAAGTCACAATTGACCCACGCATTTCTGGAGTCAATTTGGGTGATGAGATGGCAATATCCACCATTGTGGCGCGCGAAGGTTATTTGGGTGCTATGACTTGGAAAATGTCTGACGCTAGCAACAAGGCCATTGGTAGAATGTGTGTAACTCCAACGTTAACACGACAGGTAGTTACTACAGGTATTTTACCACATATTAACGGAGTGTATGATTTTTCTCCTGTTAGTTTTGTAGCACATGCATTTAGACAATGGCGTGGTACACTCAAATTTAGGTTTGTTGCAGTGTGCTCAGCTTTTCACAAGGGTAGAATAAGATTCGTGTTCGAACCTGGCGACTTGATGGATGTCGTAGGTGCTTGGAATACCGAAACCAATGTAAACCAAAGTTATATTCTAGATTTGTCTAGGTCAAAAGAAATGACCATTGAAATACCTTGGGCTACGTGGAAATCGTATTTGAGTGTTCGAGCGCCACCAACAGTGGAACCAAATACGTTGTTTGATTTCACTACGGACCAAACTTTGACAGTACATAGTAATCGGGATGATTTTAATGGCCTGTTAGGAGCACATGTTCTAGTTCCATTAACATCACCCGCAGCGGATTCTGAAATACGTATTTTAGTGTTCGTGTCGGGTGGGAAGGACATGGAGTTCCAAGAACCCGGAAATGCTTTTGCCAATTACCGATTTGCTGGATTTGAACCACAATCTGGTGCTGAAAATGATTTGGGTGCACAAGTTTTAACAGGCAATGAATTAGTTACTGTTGGACAGGGTGATAACCACGATATTTGTGGCACCCATGGTAAGTCATTGACTGATAAATTGGCAGAAATTCATTATGGTGAAAGGATTGTTTCAATTCGACAACTTATGAAAAGATATGTCCACCATTCAGTTAATAAACTACCCTCAATGACTGGTTTTGCTAGTCACACCCTCACTTTTAGTGATTTTCCTAGTTACAAAGGATACACAACTGAAGCCAGATTTAATACGGCTACAGGAGAAAAGTTTAATTATGCAAGAGATAGTTACTTAGCATATTTCACTTTGGCGTACCTAGGATATCGAGGTTCAATTAGACAGAAGTATTTCTTGGAACCCATAAATGGCAATAATTACCTTATAGGTGTCTCACGTTCCACGCAGAACAATGATGCCAACACTTTTGGTACATTAGCTACAAGCGTGTCCCAAATTGGGAATTCAATTAATAATTCCGAATTTGACACTCGTTTGGGCGCAGTAGTTGGTACAGCTGCCCTCAACAATGTAGTAGAGGTCGAAACGCCATATTATAGTCCATATCGGTTCATGTTTGCCAAATGGACAGATAAGTTTGATGATGTTCTTAAAGATTTTGGTCTAAACTTTACTCGCCACACTTTTTGGTATCGTGGCTTCAATCAATCACAAACTACATATGTTACTAGATATGTAGCGGCAGGAGATGATTTTCAACTTATATTCTTTAAGTATGCCCCATGTGGGTATGCATTTGGAAACCCTCCCCCGAGCACTTCGGATTAAAGTGCATATAGTAATGTATATATTGTATTTATTGTTTATATTGTATATAGAAGCGTGATATTAGTTTTTAAACCCGCAAGGGTGGAATTTTATCTAATATTATACGCAAGTTTAATGTTTACCCGTTAGAGGTATTTTGC